CGCGGGAAGGGCCTGGACCTGGGCGGCTGCTTTCTGCTGCTCGGCGCGCTGTTGGCGCTTGGCCTGTATCTCTTTGTCGGTCGCCATCCACTTGATCGGGGTCGCCTGTATCTCGGCGATGTCGGGCATGGCGCGGTCGAACGAGAAGTTGTCCAGGATCGACGGGTCCTGGGTCGCATTGACGATAGTCATGGCGCTCTCAAGGGTGCGCTGGAACCCGGCAATCTCCTGGGATCGCTGGGCGCGCGCCAGGGGCGACGTGTATTCGACGCTGTAGGAGCCCCTGGCTTCCCGCAGCGCGGGCGGCATGGGAGGCAGGAGCTTGAGCTGCGACATCAGGTCCAGCTCGCGGTGGATCATGGTGCCCAGATACTCGGACTGCTGACGGCCAGCGGTCGGGGCGATAAGGATGCCCTTCTCATTCGTCCGCTCGACAACCTCGGTCGCGGTCATCTGGGGGCTCTCGGTCAGGATTTGGAACAGGCTGACCAGGAAGGCGTCATTGATGAGCGACTTCTCTTCGGCCATCATTTCCTTGCTGATCTGGATGTTCCCAGTCGGCAGGGCGTGGACGAGGATATGGCCATCCGCGGTCACACCACCCTTGTTCACCGCGCCGGGGCGCAGCGACATGTCGATGATGCCGTCGTCGGCGGTCAGGAGAACGGGGTCCGCGATGCGGTGGCCCTGCTTGAGGAAGGTTGCCTTCTGGGCGTTCAGGGTCTTCAGGGCGGGCAACACCATCATGGCGGGCGACCGGCCGTAGACTTCACCGGGCGACTGGTCATATCGACTGGCGGCCAGGGGCAGGCTGCGGTAGCCGCCCAGGCGCAGGAGGCTCTTGCCCTGGAGGCAGATGTATTGCGAGGCGAACCGCTTGCCCTTCCGGTCGAGGCGGCCAGGGGTGTATTCGTTGTTGGGGACGACACGATGGAGGAAGTCGAACTTGAAGGACGACTGGGCGTCCAGCGCGGCGCGCAGCTCGGCCGGGAACCGCTCGGGGCCAAACATGGCGAGACACTGGCGGGCGTCGAGCCGGAACCATCGGCTGAAGCCGTCAATGAGGCCCTGGTGGTTCTCGCGGATGAACAGTTCCCCCAGGGGGATGGCCTTGTAGCGCAGCGCGGGAATGGGGTGGCCCGCCTCGTCCACGGCTTGGTCAACGAACATCCCGCCGGTCCCGAAGGCCCCAAGGCCCTGGTAGTTCTGCTGGTTCTGGGAGGCGAAGTTCGCGATGGGCGCATAGCGGAGTTGGAACAGGCGGCGGCAGACTTCCTCATACCAGAGCCGCGTGGCGCGGTCCTTCTTAAGGTCTTCATTCTCCGCGGTGAGGCTGTGCCAGAACTGGTTGCGCGGGGTCAGCAGACTGTCCATGATCGCGCCGAAGCGATGGAGGGCCATCATGCCGGTGGCGTCGATCTGCTGCTGGGTCTTCTTCTGGCCGGGGTAATTCGACGAGCCATAGAAGAACGTGTTGACGAAATTCGGGGCGATGAGCGCCGCGACCTCTTCCCACTGGGCGGCAAAGGTGTTCCGCCACGTCGTCATCTGCGTGAACTCTTGCATAGCAAAGCTGACAATCTCTTCCTCATCATCGAAGAGAGAGCGTTCATGCGGCAGGTTGTCAGACGGGCGGAAGTCGGCCATCTAGGCGGTCCCCTCGACTGGCAGCATCATGCGGAGAAGCTGGCTGCAAAGGTGCGGCGCGGGCACGAAGACATGGCCCGCCTTGTTCTGGAGCTGCGCGCCCTCGGGAAGGGCGGCGAGCCACGCGGCCAAGCTCTTGAGCATGGCGTAGCAGGCGATAGCGTCCAGCTCGACTTCAGTCGCTTCTGGCTCGGTAGCCAGTTCGTGGGTGCCCATCACCTTGCAGAGCCTCCGTATAGACCCAAACTCATCGCGGCCGTGCTCAAGCCATTCACATTATACACGCCCTGGCCCTGGTCCGCGCCAGCGATTTGCATGGCCTTCTTCTTGCGCGCCAGAACTTCGGCTTCCATCTGCGACTTGAGCTGGTCGCCCAGGCCAAGGCCAAGGTCGGCGGATGCGCCACCGGGCGCGAGGGCATTTGCAGCGGATTTCATTTCAGCCATCCTTTGACAACGGCGCGGTATAGCCAGATGAAAGCGAGACCACCCACAACCATCCAGGCCAGCAGGACGAGGAAGGAAAGAGGGATCATACCTTGTCTCTCGGAGGGGACTGGAAGACCCCGCACTGGGCGGTGACTTCCTGGATCGCGGGGTCCGCTTCGAGCTTGGCCTTATAGGCCGCGGCGTCAGCCTTGCAGGCTTCCGCGGAGGCTTCAATCCGAACGCCAGCCACCGGGGGATGGCCAACGCCATACTGCCAGACTGTCAGGATGAGAAAGAAGACAAGCATGGCCCGGCCCTCGGTCACAGAAACGTGAACGCGAAGGCTATCACGTTGGCGTGATGATTGTAAAGGGGGTCCAGATAGACCTCGGGCCGCCGCCCCCGTCCGCCAAGCCCGCCCGCCCGGCCCGCGCCCCCCTGCTTGCGGCTGGGGAGTAGGGGACTGTGGGCGCGCGTGTGGGCCTCGCATCCGGGGGCGTCGGCCCTCGTCCTGACCCGGCGGCCATGCCGCCGCCCGCCTGCCCCGGCACGGGGCGCGGCGTCGATCAGTCGGCCATTAGATCATGGGTCTAATCGCGTGTCAAGCGGAAACCGAACGGTTCGCGCGCACGGTAGAGTTTCCGGCCAGCGGCGTCATAAAGCCCAGACCAGTCGTCGCGCGGCGTGTCGATCACGTCAAAGGTCGCATACCGGCACTGGTCCAGGTCGGCTTCAGCATCCGTCCAGTCAGACGGCGAAGAGATCAAAGTCGAGGCCACGGGCTTGCTCCTGCTGTCCACTTCGGATGGGGACGTTCATTATGGGGTCCCAGCCCGCGCGCTTGCCGCCCAAGTTGACAAGGCGCGCCGAGCGGCGCTGCATCACGGCGATCCGGGTCGCCGACATCAGGTCGTCGTTGACCTTGACAATCAGGCCGTCCTTGCGGTGGTAGTTCCGGTATTCCTCCCACCAGTCGGACAACTGCCGGGCGACCTTGAAGCGGCCGGTCTGCATCCTCTGGTCCAACTCCAGGACGCCCGCCTCGGTCCCATAGCCGCCCTCGACGTGGGTGGCGTGGGTCGGTAGCATCAGGAGGCCCTGCTTGCGATACTGGGCGGCGATGGTCACGCCGTCGTGTTCACGCTTCGACCCGTCGTGGGGCCACGCCACCGGCACGGCGGCTCCGATGGTCTTCATGGCCGCGGCGTGATTGATCGGCAGGCCACCGGCCGCACCGGGCGGGACCTTGATCTTCACGGTGGCGTGAACGTGGATGACATCGTTGTCCTTGTCCCAGAGTATGAGGACCGCACCGAACGGGTGCCCCAGGCCGAAGTCCGTCCCCCAGAGCTTGGACCAGTGCTGGGGGATGTATTCCAGGGGTGCCTCGCTTATCAGCTCCTCGGGGTAGGGGAAGACGCGCCCCTGGCCCATCATCGGGGTTCCATTGGCGCGGGCGTCCCGCTCGTGCGCCGGGTAGCCCGCCAGGGCCTTGGCGATGATCTCGGGGGTCAGGTGCTTGGCGTCCTGCATCGTCAGGGTGACGTAGCCGCGGTCGGGCGATGGCTCGTCTAGGAACCGGGTCACGAGGTCGGTCTTGCCCTTGAGCGGGGTGAAGGTTGTATAAACGAGACCATCGTTCTCGGTGATACGGGCCAGACACTCCGAGTGGATTTCGAGGCCGGGTTCTTCGTCCTCCCAAATCCAGTCCTTGCCGGTGCCCTGGAACTTCGTCCGGCCTTGCTCGTAGGACTTGAACGACGCCACGCTGACCCCGCCGCTGACATGGCGCACCTGAATGGTGTCGAAGGCGTCGGTGACGCCACGGGACAGGGACGGGTTGTCAGTGAAGAGGGCCTTCGGGATCATGCCCGTCCCGAACAACTCGGTGACGCCCGGCTCGCCGCAGAGCTTCTGCTGCTGGACATCCCGGACGACGAGCGAACTCTCGCCGCATATCCAGCCGCGGGTCGGCCGGTCCCACTTCCGGCCAGTCCACCAATCGGGATAGAGGCCCGTCAGGTGGCAGGTCGCCTCGAACGCCCCGGTCTCGGTCTTGCCGACGCGGTTGCCGCCGAACAGCAGCCGCTCGCGCGCCCAGGAGCCCATGGCGATGAACGCCTCTTGCTTGGGGTAGGGCTCAAAGAAGTCCAGACGCCGGTAGCGTTTCCTATCGGCCGCGGCCTGTAGGGTAGCGAGAAGGTCGTCGAGCTTCTGGGTCACGCATCCTCGCCCTTCCAGTGCTGGCCCGTCACGCGGAAGTGGATCGCGCAGGCGTTCCGGTAGGCCCCCAGCGTCTCCCACCGCTCCCGTGGCACGGCCATCGACTTGACGGTCAGCATGATCGTGTTGGCGTGGAATTTCAGAAGCGCCGCATCTCCGGGGTAGGCCCCACAGAGGAAGCGGAGCTTCTGGACGAGGCCGGGGGTCTTCTTGGGCTTGGGCTTCATGGCTGCCCCTCCCCCCATGCTTGGAACTGCTCCAAGGTGACGCCCGCGGCGACAGCTTCATGCAAAACCCTCACCACCTGTTCCATAATGTCCGCGGCCTCCTCCAGAGAGTTCACGGTATCCAGGGAGTTCAATAGGGCGTAAATGCGATCTTTCGGTTCGTTGATGCCGGTCATTCGATTGTCCAGTCTTCTTCCAGAGCCACGGTCGGCGACCGCGGCGGGGAGATTATATCGAACTCCGCGTCCGTGACAACCCCCGCCTGCCCCAGGAGCGTCTTGGGGTCAAGGCCAAGGGTCTTCGCCAGGGCGGTGATCGCGGCGATCTTCTCGCTGTCGTTGGTTAGAACACGGTGCACAACCTCACTCCTTGAAATTTCCGTCAGGCCAGCCATCGCCCGGATGTGCATGGCGACCTTGGCCCGGTCTTTGTGGTTCGTGTCCTTCGCGATCTCCCGCAGGGCCATGGTCGCCAGGAGGACATCGCCGTTGAGCATCCTCTCGGCTTCCTCCTTCATGGCCGCCAAGACCTTCGGGTGCGTGGCTACACGGTGCCCCTGGACGCGGGCGTTGATGCCCTCACCTAGGTAGCCCGCGGCGCGGCTCGCGCCCTCGTGTGAGATCGAAGGGTTCTCGCATTTGGCCAGGACGAAACGACGCTGCCGGTCGTTCAGGGCGAGCATGGCCGGGCCATAGTCGTCGCGTATATCGTCGGGTGGGAGGAGGACAAGGGGTCCGGTCATGTCGCGGATGTTAGCAGGAGCGGGGTGAAAGTCAAGCTGCGCCCAATTTCTTAGACTTCGGCCCGCATCTGCCCGACCGGGCTCGCGAAAGTGACGCCCGTCACCTTTGAAAGTGACGCCCGTCACTTTTGGTTTTCCCCCACCTAAACATTGGGTTTTTCGCGCCCAAAATCTCGATCACGTTTTCGTGATAATTGGATTTTCCGGCCGCCGCGCGTCCGAGCGTTTCATGGCGTTTTAGCGCGCGCGAGCCAGAGCGATGGCCGGGTTGGGCATACCCCGGTCTTTGCGAATGATTATCATTAGCAGCCAGCCGTGATGCCATGGATCACGGCGGCGTGATGTCCCTGGATCACGGTGGCGTGATGTCCCTGGATTGCGAGAGTGAGCCCTGGCGATTTAGCGCTCCTCACCAGGAATACAGCAGGAGGCGGTGACAGGCGGCATTATCACGTTTTCGTGATGATGATACGATTGTGCATTGACTGCCCCTCGGGCCTATGCCTTGTGGGGATGCGACCAAGGGATAAGCCCAGTTTGACGTTGTGAAACGTGCTTAGGGGTTTGTCAGTCCAAGCGCAGACTACCGGGGCAAATTCCCTATTCAATCTTCTCCCAGCGACAACGGCGAGACGTGCAAACGTCTTTGACGTTCCCCTAGCTTGCCCTCGGGCAGGCTAGGGGAACGCCAATCGTTCCAAGGGAGATTGAACCATGTCCACACCGTTAAATATCACTGAAAATGCCGCGTTTCAGGCAACGCGAGCGCAAGCCTTTGATGAAAAATACGGCGAGGCGTCACGCATCGCCAAACGCGAGAGCCTGCTAAAGCGCGGCCGGTGCATGAACACGTTCCTGGCCGTGAATATCGCAGAGGGTTTCGAAGAAGGGACCAACGAGGAAGTCAAAGCCGCGTGGCAATATCTGCATGACACCGGCCTTGCGTATCGCCTTCAGGGT